CAGCTTTAGCTTTAGTTTGTTCAACTTTTCCATCCATCCAACTCCCTGCAATATTTGCAATTGGTCCTATCAGTGCTGTCCACATTAGCTTCCTACTCCCCGTCTGAACCTTGCTGTTTTCTTCGATATATTTTTAGGCTGCTTGACGAACTGCTTACCAGCACGAGTTCCTTCTCTTTTAGCACGGGTGGTAGCGGCGTATTCAGATGGCGATAACGCCTTGATAGCAGCGGTTGGTAAATAACGCTCACCCGTTTCGGAGGACTTTTTGCCACTCTTAGTTCTCCACTTTTGACCTGTCCAATTCTTTAGACTTTGCTGTGATTTTTTAAGTGCCATGTTTAAGTTATACCATTATGTTACACAATTGTCAAGAGAAAAATTAAAAAACCTACACCAAGGGCTACCATGAATCCAATACCAGCAGCAAGTTTTATACTATCCATCATTTCTTGCTGACGTAACCTTGCCTCTCGTCTAGCTTTAGCTGCAGCCTCTTTTGCTTCTTTAATTCGTTTGTTTCTTAAATCAACTATGCTTTGCCATGTGCCGGGACCAAAGCGCATATCAACAAGAGTTCTCATCTCCTGTATTTTTTCCTGTGCTATACGTGCATCTATGACTTCTTGGGCTACTGATTCTATTCCAAACTGGTCCCCAATACTGGCTCCAGATTTCTTAGCCCTTTGTTGTTGTACTTGCTTTTCACCCTCAAGTAGATTATCTACATACTTTGCTATATCGCCTATATCGTTGGCGGTATTAATGGTAGACTTAATACCATCTACGGCACTCTTCACCAGTGCAATACCCGCAAGGGTTTCTGCAATCATCTCTGTTCCTCATTGGTTGGTTGATAGTCATTGTTTACGCTGCCAGTGCAGGATTACTAGCATCTACCTGCATCCACTTAGACCACTCTGCATAATAGTGGCGCATACCTACTTCATCATGGATTGTGCTATTCTCATGTCTTCCATGCAAGATGTTACGGGGTTCTGTGCCTTCTCGCATTGTTGTGCCTTGACCTGCGACACCAATCAGGTCTTCATGTAAGTTTCTACCAAACGGCCCCCATATGGAGTTATGGTGTTTGATACGTGTGTGTCTTTCTTCTTCTGTGTCTCTACGCAAGCCGTAGCCACGGAACTCAATCAATACTTTGTTTGGACCTAGTGGTGTTACACTGTCACTGCGATAGGCACTGCCGCGTAGGTTAAAGTTATAGCCGGGAAATAAGTCTACCATATACCATTGGTTAGGTGGAAGGTTAGGGAAACTAAGTTCTCCTCTGTCTTCAAAACCATCGTACTCTTCGTAGTTAACTGTAAAGCTACTGACGTTGACATGTCCGTTATCGAATGGAATATTTTTTCTAGCAAAGTACTCATCATTAAATCCTGACACACGATTAAAGTAATGCATAAAGTCGTGGTAGAACTCTGAGTTAGTATCGTGCCACAACTTGTAATTAGTATCTATGATAGCTTTGTGATAGTGAAATACCTCTAGTTCTTCTGTGTCGATTGCGTCTGCAATACAGTCAAATGCACCACACGTCCATTCTTCTACACTTTGTGTTGGATTAGGGTCTAGTGTCACCCAGACCATGCCACCATGTTTCACTTCACAATGTAGGGGTTCTTCTGTCGTTGCCCAACCATCATAGGTAATAGTTCCAGCAGGTGTACGATAGTCAATATCATTAGTATTATAATAAGCCTGAACATGTTCGCCATCCATATTGATAGCTATGACTCTTTTGTCAGCAATCCGTGTAGTCCTGTAATCACCTTTGTTACGCATCTCACTGATGTGACACATAGGCACCCAAACTTTGGAAAATATGTCTTTTTGTTCTTGTTCATATAAACTACGGTCAGAATATATCAAAGAGTTTACGTATTCTATTTTAGGCTTCTTTATCCAATCTTTATGATTGCGTGGTGGCATCACTTATCCTCTGCTTCTACACAAAAACATTTATCATTTGGTTTTTCAAAGCTGTGTTCAGTAAGAGCCATGTGACAAGATGATATGGCGTTATGCATTGAAACAACTTTGGCATCCATTTCCCACACTGATGGTTCAGCAGTAAGAATAATGCAGAACATGGCTACTTTCAAAATTCACCTGCTTTCATCGCATCTGAAAGTATGACAGCCCGTCGGCCTACCTGCCTTGCCCAACGCGAATCCATCATCTCCATACTTGCAATATCAAACCTCTGTTCTTCTATCGCAGCCCACATCTTTTTAAATTTACACAAGCGAGGGACTCCCATATTAAATGCCATGTCCATGAGTATGAGTTGGCGAACCGCATCCAAATCCTCTACGCACGGATGGACTTTACACAATTCGTTTTCTACAATCCTAATGTCGTTCATGGCGAGGTATCTTGCATCAGCTTCTGTTATACCATGTTCGTATACCACATCTATATTGGGTATGTCCATATAATCTAGTTCTTCTTTAGTAATACCTCTGTCTTTTAAGTTACGACCAATACCGATTGTGTCAATACCAAGTGTGTCCTGATAGACTTTAAGGACCATACCTTCGTGTTCAATAAGCTTATCTAAAAAATGTGAGGTGTTGTACTTCATATTTCCATAGCCCCTATGATTCCACACTTATATTCGACAGATGCCCACGAATTATCTTTTGGAATATCTTCGTATATTTCTTTGTATCGCAAGCATTCGTTTTCTTTGTCGAACCACTGCACAGTCTGATTGAAACATTGACCACTGGATGTGCAAACAGTCAAAACCAATGACCAGATGATTACGTTCATTTCTGTTCGTGTCCCATCCAAACAGCAAAAGCACCTGTCATAGCACCAACTACAGTAGATACAAAAGCAGTCTGCTGTGTGGTGGCTGCTGGTCCCAAGTCCATGAACCACTGCACGACTTGATAAGCCATGATAGTCATAGCCAGCATCATTGCTCTAGGCAATATCTTCCAAGCTAGGATTTTTTCCATAGTGTAGGTCATCTATTTCTTCCCGAAGAACTTCGTTGCCGCTCGTGTTCCAAAGCTTGCAGCAACAATAACGCCCAAGCTGTACTGGTACCATTCAGGCATTTGCTCCAATTGTTGAAATCCACGTGATACAATGTCTTCCATTCCCGGTATAAAAGCTAAAATTAAAGGTATGCTGAACAAAATTACAAGCCATTCGTCTTTCCACGAGGATGCTGAAGCATCAGCCATCTTCAAATCCCAGTCTATTTCACCTGTGGCTTTTTTCTGCATTACGACAGCCTCTGCCTCTGCTTTGGCTACATCTGCTTTTACTTTTGCTTTGGTCTTTTCGACACGGCCCTCAAGCCATGTTCCTGCTATACTTGATATTGGTCCTATCAATGCTGTTAGCATTTCCATCGTCTCCTTGCTTGACGCAAGCGGCTATTAGGATTTTTCGCTGCTTTCGGAAACTTCTTCATCTGTCCGGCAGAACGTGCACAGAAAGACTTGCGACGCTTGGCATCTTTGCTTCCCGGCTTTACCTTGCCTGTCACAGCAGTCTTGAGTTTGCTTCCGGGGTTCTTGCGACGATACGCTGCTACCCCAGCCTTAGTCATACCCGCACCAGACTTCGTAGGACGAAAATTCTTCTTGTTACGGGCTGGCATGTTATCACGCTTTCTTGGTGCCACTTTTCTTCCTTTTTCTACCTGATGCTGTGACAGACCACTTTACTTTAGCTGGGCCTGTTTTCTTAGCTGCTTCTTTTTTGGTTATACGCTTGGCAACACTAGCTGGTCTACAGGCGGGATACGGACGTTTCTTTTTCTCAGAACCAGACCGACCGCATTTCTTGCCAGTCTTTACGTCTCGCCAGTCTTCTTTGAACCATTTAGTTAGACCACCCTTTGGTTTTGCCATTAGTAAGTACCACCCCGCTTCTTGTAGGTTTTAACCAACCAAGCATTTGCGTATGCACTAGGGTATACTTTGAACTTACGTTTAGCCTCTGCCTTCACCCTTGCATAAAGTGCCTTGTTCTTAGGTGTAGGGCTTCCAGACTTTTTCTTTGGTGTGGATTTTTTTCTAGGTGCCATGACTAAGCCTTTACTAACTTATAACCTTTTTTCTTGGCTGCAGCGCGTAGGGAAGCAAGGGTCATTGCCCCACCTTTTGCTGAACCTTTAGCTTTACCGCCTTTTGCATAACCTTTTGACTTCATCTTGCCGCCTTTAGCCATGCCTTTTGCCTTCATACGACCACCACGAGCCATACCTTTACTCTTCATCATCTTCTTCATCGTCACTCTCCGCATAAAGATTGTTGAATACCCGCGCTGTGTCTTCTACATAGTTTGGGTCTTGTTTAGAATGGTGAACCCACTGACTAGGAGTGAAGTCCGGTGGGCCTTCGCCCGTTACAAACCAAGCAGGGTTCGTTACCCTTACTCTATTATTTGGCAGTGCAACTATATTGCCTGTCCACTCACCAGCATCCATCAATTCTAGCACATGGCTCTGTTTATGTTGGGCTGGGTCATCTGCTACTTCAGTGTCTGTGTAATCGATTGTAAAGTAATATTTCGCTGGAAAGAAGTCTCCGTCTATCTTAGCCAACCACGGACAGGGGGTTGCTCTATTCAAAACGAACACCGAATGGTGATGTGATTGGCAATCCCACGGTTGAGCCAAATATGTTGGCATTGGTGTAGGCCACTCTTCAAATGGTGTGTCACCTACAAGGGCTGTCAAAGGCATTCGTGCCCACATTGCCCCGCCGTGTATGTTTTCTTCTTCGTCACACCCTGTAAACAAAACTTGAAACGACAGGGTTTTCATTGGTAAGGTAGTTACTGCTATGACCATTGCATGAAGGAACTCCCCATGATATCGGTCAAAATTAGTTGTGTATTCTCTACGCACCCAAGCTTTAAAATATGGAATGTTGCTTGTAATATAATTCATGGTATATCTCCCGGCAGGTTTACACGCTTATATCACGTCGTTGCCGGGTTGTCAAGGGGGCAAGTTGCCCTGCCCCCAGACAGTTAGTTAGGCAAAGGATGCCGCTGTCTCAGCGGTACCCAACTCTGCAATCACTGCAAAGACACGACATTTACCATCGAAAGTTGCTGAGTTAACAATCATATCGATAGTGTCGGCAGAGGTATACAGCTTTGCTGTACCTGCTGCGTTATTAATTTCGTGTCCAGTTGCCGTAGCATCCAGAGCAGCAACATACAAATCATCATCGCTGTCATCGCCTAAGTCGATAACACAACCAGAATTAGATGTTGCAGTTAAGATTTCAACACCTGCCATAAGAACAAGTGTGTTAGCCTTCATCTCAAATACTTCTACTGAGTCAGAAGTAGTCAAGTTAGTTGAAGAGAAGTCAAGTACAACTTCAACAATTTGAGGTTTGATGCCAAGTGGAACACCAGCAACAGCACCAGTAACGGTATAATCAGCCATTATTCAGTCCCCCTTATGCAAAGTCGATAACGCCGCGAACGATGGCTTCTGGGCGTAAAACTTTACGTCCGAATACATGCAATCCACGAATGATATCGCTGAAAGTTTCAGTTGAACGTACAACTTCGGTCTTCGCAATGTGCGAAGCAGTTGCAGTTGATGACATGTGACCTGCAAGAACAATGTTCTCAGAAGCGTCAGTCGCCAGACCAGTCATAGTCACTTGGTCTGTACCGCCTGTTGAATTCAAGGCAGTTGACTTATAGCAAGCAAAGCCAGCAATGTTGCCCTGCATAACAAGACCGTTACGCAGAGGTGAAGTGCCGTCGCCAGTTACTTGAACTTCAGCAAACTTCGCACCCGCACCAAACAGGTTCTCGTAGAACGCTGGTGGAGCAACGAACCAACGATTTTCTTCAGGAACGCTCTGGTCATCCAGAACACGTGCCATCAGAAGCATCAAGTTGATTGCGTTATCTTTGGTTGACTTCACGTTAATTGGAGCAGCGGCAGTACCCAAACTTGTGTTTGTGGTAGTTAGGCCACCTGACACTGAAGCATCGTCGGCACCAGCAAGACCTGCACCATCGGAGATAGCTTGCAGGACGTTGGCATCGTACTTGCGCTTCAGTGAGAAGGCACCTGATGAAGTTGCCAATGCCTCAAAGTTTACGTGAGACTGACGCTCTTCAATGTCGTCAATCTTGAAACCAAAAGCATTTGCTTGGTCAACAGCCATAGTAATTTGGTCGTCAGCCAAGTCTTGTGGGTTAACTACTGCACCACGAGCATATGAAGAAACCGTAATTGTTGGTTCCTTGATGATGCGAACGGTGTCGCCAAAATTTTCAATTTCTCCCGCGTAGTCGGTATTCGTAATGTCTTCGACAACCGAAGCGCGACGGAAGAACTTGAGAACTTTTTGGCTAAAAATTTCCGGTGTAAAGTTACCGGAAGGCAGGTTATTATGACCTGATGCACTATTAAAAGCCATTAGTCTATTCCTTCCTCATTTGAGGTTTAAGAGTTGTAATCGATTCGGCCTTCAGCCCGTGCGGCGTCGAGTTCTGCTTCCATCTTCTCAAACTCCCACGGTTTCATCTTGCCGATTTGTGAAGCTTTCCAAATCTTCCCGTTGTTATCCTTCGTGGATACTTCTTTGGGTGCTTGACGAGTTACAGCCGCTGCTGCATCTGTGTCTTTTGATTTAGATTGCTTCTTTGTTTTGCTGATACCCTTATCAGCTTTGTAGAGATCAATAACCCGTGCTGCCAAACGAGCATTCGTGTTATTCTTGTAGATCCCGTCACTTAGTGATTCAGGCTGTTCATCCAACCATTCCAAGAAATCACTGTCTGCTTTTAACTGATCAAAGTCAGGGTGAAAGTGGGTCAGTTCGGCGTATGCCTTTTCCTTCTCCATCTGCTTTTCACGCTCTTTGATAGTGCCGATTTCATTCTGCAGTTGTGAAACCTGCATCGCAGATACAGTCTGTACGACTTCGAACACTTCAGGATATTGGTCCTTAAACTGTTGTAGTTCTTCCATCGACTTTGGCATTTGAATACCTTGTGGCATCTCCACCTCTCTGGAAC